GAGGATATATGGCTACAGTCATCAATGCGTTTGGGCATTATACTCCTATTGGATCCTTTATTGGAGCTCTATTCTTTGGTCTGTTTGATGCGATTCAGCTAATATTTCAAGGTTCTGGTATCCCTTCCCAATTTTTAATGATGCTTCCATATGTTGCAACTTTACTAGTAGTTTCATTTGGGCTGAAAAAAATCAAACAGCCCGCTGGAGTTGGTAAACATCATGAAGAATAAGCATTTTTGTATTGGTTGGTTACTTCACAAACCTGTTATAAGAGATGAAGTCTCTTCAAGGAAGCGACGTAACCCAATTCAACGTAATCCTGATTAGATACTGGACAAGATATGTCTTGAGGTGAGGTGCACGCGCTATAACGTTTTTACCTGTATAAATTCCTAGGAAACGGTCTCAAGGTTTATGAAGGACCTGAAAAGCACAGTGACTCGTCGTAAAGTTTCCATTGTTTCTTGATGACTTCTCCTATCTCCAATTTGCTTCCAAGCTCTTCGAAGCATTCGAAGAGATTAGAGTTAAACTTAGTATTACTTTCCTGAACTCTGGGGCACTTTTGATACATGGTATACAGAGCCTTCTCAAGCTATCGTCCATGATGGGCTTTGTTCCAGTATCTTATGCCCGACAGGGGGATACGCATCTTCTTACATGTTTTCGTAATCGCGACATTGGATACCCCGTACTGCTCAGCTCCCTTATATAGGTTCTGTCCAAACCTCATCATACAAGGTCTGCCTGTTATAATAGAAATCCTTAATGGTGTTGTCGCCTCCTGGATCGATCATTACTTGCTGAAACTCACTGAACTATCCATGAAAAACATACAAGTCACATTTGAGACAGAAAAGTGGAGCATGGCTTGAAGAAAGAGTAGCGACAGTTCTCCAAGCTAGGTGTCTTGATGGAGAAGGGTGACTGTTTAAATGTGCTTGCTTTAAGAGAAATGTGCAATCGACACCAGGAAACGCCAGAGTTTTATAACCATTGCTTCTTACGCAATTTTCAGATCTCCATCCCATTCTTGAACATGAACCTAACATCCTTCTTGCCGTGTACTGTTGCATGATCGACCAGTGAATACCACAGCTCATCGCTGAACTCTGTAACCAAGCCATCAAGCTTCTTCAGTTCCTTGATGAACAGCTCAGTCTTGGTCTTGCGGTATTGCCTGTCCCGTACAGTTTCGTCCAAGGCTGCAAGCTCGTCATTGCCTCTGATGTACCGCTGTGAAAGTTCCTCGAACCGGGCTTTGTAGTCATCTTGGTCCATCACCCTCGAGGCGTTCTCAGTTGTGAGCTGCTCCATCATCCTGACGATTTCTGCCCTCACTTCTCTCAGCTTCGCCAGCTGGGTCTCATCCTCGGCAGTGCTGAACACCTCATCCCTGATTTCCTTGAAACCTTCTATGATCTCCTCCTTGTCGCCTATGAGCTTGTTCACTGCCTTGACGAACATGGCCTTGATCTCATCCTCACTGAACTTGGGCGAGGGGCAGGGCTTTCCCTTGTTCTTGTGCTTGTTGTTGCACTGCCAGACCACCTTGCGGTATTGGTCGTTGGAGTGCCATGTCTTGGGTCCGTAAAATGCTCCGCATTCCGAACACCGGATGCGACGTGAGAACAGGTGGTCGCCCCTGAGCCGCCTGTCAGGCACCTGACGGTTTGCGATCTCCTGCTGCACCAGGTCGAAGATCTCCGGATCGATGATCGCCTCATGGTTGCCCTGTACATAATACTGGGGAACCTCGCCCTTGTTGACCACCGCCTTCTTGGTGAGGAAGTCGGGGATGTAGTATTTCTGAAGAAGTGCATCCCCTTTGTATTTCTCGTTGGAAAGGATGCCGGCAACGGTCGTGTCGTGCCATCTCGCCTGACCTCCGGGGGTGCCGTGACCTTCTGCTGTAAGCCTTGCCGCAATACTGTTGAAGCTCATGCCCTGGAGGAAGAGGGCGTAAATGTACCGCACCGTTCTCGCCTGCTTTGGGTTCACCACCAAGGTTCCCTCAGGTCCCCTGTCATAGCCGAGAAAACAGGAGAAGGGGACGATGACTTGCCCGTCCGCAAAACGCTTGCGGAGCCCCCATTTGACGTTCTCCGATATGGAGCGTGACTCCTCCTGTGCCAGCGAGCTCATGATGGTGATCAGCAGTTCTCCCTTGCTGTCAAACGTTTTTATATTTTCTTTCTCAAAATAGACTTCCACCTTGTTTTCCTTCAGGTTGCGAATGGTGGTGAGGCTGTCAACCGTGTTGCGGGCGAAACGGCTGACGCTCTTGGTGACGATCAGATCAATCTTGCCGGCAAGGGCATCGGCTATCATCTGCTTGAAGCCCTCTCGCCTTGCCGTACTGGTGCCGCTGATGCCCTCGTCGGTGTAGATGCCGACGAACTCCCAATCAGCGTTGGCCTTGATCATGGTGGTGTAGTAGTCCACCTGCGCCTCGTAGGAGGTGAACTGATCGTCCCTGTCGGTGGAGACGCGGGCGTAACCTGCAACCTTCCGCTTTGGTCTGAGCTGATCGATCCCCTGTCCTGTAGCAAACTCCCGGATGGCCGGGATCACTCGTACCTCTCTCATTGTTTCACCTCGTTTGCTTGCATTCTTGCCAATTTTTCACGCCTCAACACCCATGCATCGCTTCTGGCCGTACTCTTCCAAGGCGAGTATAGGACACCCCCTCCCTTGAGATGGAACTCAAGACTTTGGGCATGGACTACGATACGGTCGACCAGAGCCTCAACCCATGCCGGGTCGAACTCTGCATCCCCGCTGGAGCCGAACAGCGGCCCAAGCGATGAGCAGCAGGCTTGGCGAAGGGCTCGTAGCGGAAGATTCTTTGCACTGCATGCTTTCAAGCCGTTGTTTCTCTTGTTAGAGCACCGGTACTGGCCCATCTGGTATTCGGTGAGCCCCTCCTTGTTGGTGCCGGTGCCGGGCGTATAGGTATAAGTCTGGCCACAAATACCGCATACCAGCTTTCCGGTGAAGCAGGATGCCACCCTCCATCTGACGGCACCCGCCTTTCGCCTGCGTTCCCGCTCTGCTTCCACCTTCTGGTGAAGTTCTTCATCAATGACCACTGGATGTGTTCCCTCCACTACGAAGCGGGGAAGTTGGCCGCAATTCATCTTTTTCTGGTGCGTGATGTGGCTCTCGACATAGGTTCTCTGGAGGATGCTGAAACCGCGATACTTCTCCTGATCGAGGATTCTGAGTATGGATGTCTTGCCGAAAGGCTGACCCCTTCGGTTGAGGATGCCGCGCTCAGCCAAGGCTTCGGAGATCTCGGTGAGCAGCATGCCGTCTGCGAATGCCTGATGCATGAAACGCACCGCCTCAGCTTCCTCCTCGATGATCTCGAAGCGGTCGCCGGTCCATCGGTAGCCGTAGATGTTGTAGGCGAGGAACTCCCCCTGCTCGAATCTCTTTCGTATGCCCCACTTCACGTTCTCGCTGATCGAGAGGCTCTCCTCCTGTGCGTAGGAGGCAAGGATTGATAGCATCAGTTCGCCGTCGGCTGAGAGCGAATCAAGGTTCTCGCGCTCGAAGCGCACCGAGACGTTCAGCTCCCTGAGCTTTCTGACAGTGTTCAGAAGGTCGACGGTGTTGCGTGCGAAACGGCTGATGGACTTGGTGAGGATGACATCGACCAAGCCTTTCTGGCAGTCTGCCATGAGCCGCTGGAACTCGCTCCGTTTCTTGGTTCCTGTTCCCGAGATGCCCGCATCGGCGTACACCCCACTATACTCCCATGCTGGGTTTGCCTGGATGAGCATGCTGTAGTGGCTGACCTGGGCGGATAGGGATTCCATCAGCTCTTCGGTATCGACTGATACGCGAGCATAGGCGGACACCCTCAATCTGGAAGGAAGGGAGGGTGCAACATGGTCGATCCTGGTTACCTTGGCCATGTGCAGCCCCCTGCCTTGTCAGTATGAAAAGCTTTCAGTTTGTGATTCATATCGTTCCTCTGCATGAAGTTGTTTTGTATTGTATCAATCACTCACATCGCATCTATAGTCAACCGAACTCAGAGAACAAAGCCCCCAGAGAAGGCATGTACCTATTCAGCAGCAGCTGCCTTGCCTTGTTGAATTCCTTCTCGGTCAGAAGGCCTGCATGCAGCAGGCTTTCTGCAAGGGAGAGTGATGCCTGATAGGCTGTTTCGGCCCTGAACTGCTCATCGTCCATCATCGGCTTCCTGGTAGTAGCGGGATTTGATGTAGCATTGGTGGCTGCAGAACTTGCGCTTGGGATTTCCGTAGGCGGTGAAGGACTTGTTGCAGGTGGGGCAAGTGAAGTGATAGAGGCACTTGGATGATTGGTTGACCAGGAACAGGTGGGAGCTCCACCACTTCTGACGGCAGGCGTCGGTGCAGAAGATCTTCTTCTTGCGCTTGGCAACCTGGATGATCTCCTTGCCGCACTGCTTGCATGTACATTTGGCGGTATTAGCTGCAGTCGTCAGGAGTCCCTTCTTTGCAGCGCGAAGGCAGCAGGTTTTCACGGTCCCCTCCTGCAGGGAGAGGCTGTCGGCAATATGTTTGTAAGTGCAGCCGAGACGGCGCATCTCAAGGATCTGGGTTTTCTGGATCTCTGTCATTTGGTTCTCCTGCCTGATGCCCCAAAACCGTACCCCTGTGATCGTATGATGCATTGGTATCGTTCAGTCATTTCGTCCTCCTGGATGAGGGCGCATCAATCAGCCCTCAACAGCTTCCGTATGCGAGACGAGATTTGACCGAGAGAAAAAGTTTCAAAAACTCCGATTTGCTTCCATGAAAAGGTAGATGTGAACTAGAAAACTCACTTCAGGCAAATATTTGTTGTAAGTGCAGGTAAAAAGATGTAGAGTTAAATACCCATCAGTCAGACATTTGTGCTAATAATCGATAAGAAAGAAGGCATTTGATGAAAAAAAGAGAAATCGTTCTACCTATTCTCTTGTTGGTAGTGACAATCTTTGCTATACCACTGATCATTTCATGTACTAATGAGATGGAGATTCTGAGAGTAACATTCGATAGTCAGGGAGGCAGTGCAATAAACGCTGTTGATGTGGCGAAGGGATTGAAACTCGATGAACCAGCTTCTCCTCATAAAAATGGCTACTCTTTCGCTGGTTGGTATAAAGAAAGAGAAGGCATCAATGCATGGGTATTCAATAGGGATGTAGTAGATTCCAATATGACATTGTTTGCAAAATGGGTGGCTGACAGCTATGTAATAACCTACAACACCAATGGAGCGACCGGCGGGGCTGTACCAACAGCTCAAACAAAAACCCATGGGACTGACCTGACTGTCTCTGAGAACACAGGAAGTTTGGTACGCACCGGGTACACTTTTGGAGGGTGGAACGCCCAGGCGAATGGGAGTGGG